TGTCAAGCTGGGCTGCCTTCAGTTTCGGTTCCGGTGCCCAATCATGGTCTGCGCGAACCTCATCGGGTGTACGCCACGGGAAGCCGATACCACCCAGACTCATCTGGTCGATCTGAGCTTTCGTCTTAGAGTCGAGCATCAACATGTCGTGAACGTCGAATTTCACGTAGTATTCACGCGGAAACAGTTTGGTGAACGCGTATTCGAAGCGCCGCAGCCAAGGACGCAACGATCCTGTCAGGTAGTCGATCTGGTCGAGTTCGGTGGTGGAGTAGGTCATCGACTCACCGGTGGTGCCGCCCAGCTTCTTCGGCGGCAAACCGTAGATGGTGGCTATCTGCGTAGCGGTCAGTCTCATGGTTTCCACGAATTGCGCTTCATGAGGCTTGATCGCGATGGGTGTGTAGTCCCAGTCCCGGCCGTACACAAGGGGTTTGCGCGCCTGCAACCGCGCTGTCAACCGCGCCGTCAACTGGTCGGCATCGACGGGATCGATGGTGCGTTCAGCGTTCTTAAATACTCCCGGTGGCACACCACCCTGACCGAACCAGTTGGACGCGTACTCTTGCGCGCCGATCCCAATATTGGTGGTGACCTGATATGCCCCAATAGGACTCAGGCCACGCACCCGGTAGGGCAGCGTAAACCACGGGATGTGGATGAGCTGCTTCGGGTCGATGGGTCGGCCCCACCACCACCACATCGGATTCATGTAAGAGCCTGGCCCGTACAGCTTTCCATCATTGGTGGCAACCTGTTCGGGATTGAGCCATTCAACCATCGTCGGTAAACCGTAGAAGTCGGTTGCGGTGACCAGGCCGATGGCATCGCCTTGCAACGCCATGGAGCACACCGCACGGAACAGCCAGTCCATCAGTGTCCCATGAATACTGGGCTGCGCGAACAGCGACGGCGTCGGCTGGCGCTGCGGTATACCGTCGGAACCTCTCTTGTACAGCACCGGGGTCAATGAGGACACGTCGTCTGCGAGCGTCCGCACGGCACCGAACACCGGCACCAAAGCCAGTGCACGAGAAACGGATGCGACCGCCTGCTGGTTGGCACCGGCTTCCGGCCAGTAACCAGAGATGGCCGTCATCTGGCGCTGTTCCTGCTCGCGCCATTCCTTGAACTGACGGCGCTCTGACCGGTCGAAAGGCCACATCAGTTAAGCCACTGGGGTTAAAGCGTTTTGGCGGTCAGGGAACGCATGCAGGGTACCGTTGGGTTCACGCACCATGTTCACGTTCTCCCCGTCGAGCACCCGCACCTCGACGACGGTGCCGACCGCGTCGGGTAGCCCGCCCTGCTTCCAGGTAACACTTGTTCCGACACCGAAACTCATTAGTAGTACCACCGCCGACCACCGATGGGCCGGGTACCACCGAGCACCGCGCCCCAGACCAGAAGGATGATGCCGATGACGAGCAGTATCAAGCCACCTACGTGCAGCACCTCGGGGACACCGCCCGGCACATCGGGCAACACTTTGGGTAAAGCCCACGCCGTGAACATGAGTAATATTCCGACAGCGATCATTGTTGTTGTGTCCCTTCTACTTACCTAGTAAGCCGATAGTTGCAGGATAGGAATCACCAGGGTTAGGAACTTGCCACCGCACACGACAAACACTGGCAAGCATCACACTTATCCCAAGACCAAAAGGCTCATTCTGTGGAACCGACTGCGACATACCAACACCCAAACTTAAAGCACTAAATAACCCTCCGTCACCTGTCGTCGGATTCTCTTGCTCCACTCCACCCAGCAAGTGCCCGATTACATGCCAGTTCCCTGCTGCATCCTGCTGGTCAATATAGATCGGAAAATTTAGCCCACCAATAGGATTCGCTATAGTCCAAACACCCACACCAGCAACAATCGCCATATAAGACGATAACCATAACTGGTCTATACCACTAATATCGATTGACCCACTATCCCCACTGGCCGTAAACGTTTCCGTCGAATTAAACAGTGTCACAACAGAACTGGAAGTTGACGATAATCCAGCTACACTCGCTTGCAACGCCAAAAGCTGTGACGTATTGGTCGCTACTTGCGCACCGACGGCTGTCGTGGCCGACAATACCTCACTGAGAGTTGGTGCAGTGTAAGTGAAATGGTCACCCCCAGCGATAGCCGACGTTCCTGCTGGCGTGGTGACCGTTATATCAACCAACCCTGTAACGAAACCCGGTACCGCTGGCGCAATCGCAGTGATAGAGGTATCGCTGACAACGGTGAAACCTGCTGCGGCAACCGCACCGAACGCTACAGCGGTCGCCCCGGTGAAGTAATGACCCGTAACAGTTACCGCCTCTCCTCCGGTTACGTCACCGTTGTTTGGAGATACTGAATTAACCTGTGGAAGCGTCACTGATTTCAACACCTTTCGTTTTCGTAATAATTACCCAGCACTTGCAATGTACGCAGTGATGGTGCCACCAGTGATGTTCGCAGTGATGATGGCGGCGCGCAGATACCGCAGCGGGGTCAAACTGACTACGGTACCGAGAAACGTTGCAGCAGTGGTTAGGGAGCCGATAGAAACCAACGGAGCGGTAATCCAGTTAACGCCATCTTGGCTGCCTTGCATAATGACTGGGCCTCCACCGCTCACCCCGGCCGATGTGGTGACCACCAGGCTGTGGTTGTTGCGGACACCCTGATTGTCTAGCACCACACCGTTTTGGATAGCTGACACTGCTGTTAGTGATGCGAGAGGAACAAACCCGGCAACGCTCAACGATATCGGCGCGTAAGGACCGCCGGTGCCTGTCATGTCTTTCATCAATAGCGTCCCCTGGAACGGAACGCCCGCAACGGGATTATAGAGAACGTCGGCCATGGTTTAGTATCCCGTCGCGTCCACGTACCAGAGCACGAACGCAGCCTTGACAGTGTCCCACTTGTACCGGCTCAGATGGCATTTCGTAGTGGCCGTCGTAGCCAGTAATGGTGTCTGTGAGCCGGATGCCAGGAAGCTGGCACCCCAGGTAATCGCTCGCGTGGCGGTGCCGGTGATCTTGACATCGAGGTTCTGCCCCTCAACCGGTGTGCCGGTCACCGTGAAACCGGTGATAGCCACTGCAAGAGCGGTGATTTCGAACAAGTCAGTGACGTTGGCGTTGATGGTCGGTGTTGCCGATGAGGCTATCGGCACGACACGTTGGGCACCACCGACGATGGGGACGAAAGCACCGTTGATCCATTGATAGAGCAGGCCGGTATCACCGGCGAAATACATTTCACCGGTCGACCCGACGGCGGGGAAGTTCGCGAGCAGGTCGAACATAACGACCGCTCCCATGGAATAAGCCATTACCTGAATCTCCTTGTCTATCGTAAACTATCGAGCACGTTGTACTCGTTGCCGATGATCGATTCCAAACCCCACAGCGCACCGATAGCTGCGTATATTGACGCGACATCGGTGGGCGAACGTTTGATGTCGATGCGGAAAGCACCACCGGGCTTCTCCACGGTCACCGCCGTCGTTGCCGCCGTGTCCATGCCGTCGTGCCGCAGGTGCTTAATTCTCCTGTCCCGCAACCGATCAAACATCTGCCCGTGCGCGACATCCACATCGGCGGACGGCCATTCCATGATCCGCATGTACGGCAGCTCACGCACCAACTGCTCATACAAGGTCATGGACGGGCTGCCCGCTTCGGTGCGGACCACGACTGCTTCGGTGGTGTCCTTTTCCGCCACAAGCTTTTCCACGACCCAATCGGTGCCGGGGTGGTCCCAGCGCATACCCACCACGGGGACGCGGTCAGCATTCAATCCTGCTCTGGCAATGAAGGTTTGGCCGCGCCGCGACGAGACCTCAACGCACACCACCTTTTTAGACTGCGGTGTGGCACGACCAGCCTCCGGTATTCTCCCGTCAGCATCCTTGGAAACCAGCGTGTCTTCCCACGATCCTTCGGGGAACGGGCCACCCACCCCCATGGTGGCCCACCGGCACATCACCTCGGTCTCGTACTCATACGCCGGGTTAGATGCCAAGGCGGACAACAAGGTTCGGGTGGTGGGACAGTCGATGGCCACTTCGGAATGGTTCAGTGACGGGTTGGCCTGCGCCAGCGCATTGATGTCCCCGCGCTTCGCCGAAGGTGGTGCCGACCATTCGAACCAGCCGGGCTTCAGGTCGCCTGCCTCTTCGAGCATTGCGGCGATCTCGGGGTCGATGTCGTCGAGTACCCCGTCGAATTCACGTTCGCCGTCAGGCCATTCCAGGTCCCGGTGTGCCAGTGCCCGTTGGTATCTCAGCACCACCGATGTTGCGTCACCGGCGTTGGAGAAGGCCCATGCCTGGCCGCGTGGCCGGGCGTTCATGGTGTTGGTGACGGCGCTCCACGATTCCCAGTTCTGGTGTTCGCGTAGCTCGTCTAGCAGGATGATGTCACCACTGAATCCACGACCGCCGCGCCTGGTGGCGGAAGCAACCCGGTATTCACAGCCGTCGTTGAGCGTGAACGTTTTCGGGTGACCCATGAAAATGCCTGACGGGTCGAACAATTCGCACAGCTCGTCGTCACTCTCGGCCCAGCCGACCGCTTCTTTCCAGGTGTCGTCGGCCTTGCTCAGATCCTGGGCGGTGCCGATCACGGTGCGCGAGTGCATCGCGAACAGATGCCACAGCGCAAGCACGATGACAACGCGGCTCTTTCCGTTCTGCCGCGCAGCACACACGATGGCGATGCGGAACCGGTAAACCTCGTTACCGTTGTCGTCGGTGATCAGTTCGAGCGCGTGGATTAAAAGCCATATCTGCCAAGGGTATAACGCCATATGCAGCATGTCGGTGGCAAATTTGATTGCCGCGTACCCGTGGGTGTGCAAGGGATCCAGGTCGCCGTCGAACACCCACAGGCCGGTGTCGGACTGCTGGAACGGCTCCCCGTGGTACAGGTTCTCTTCCAGTGGCGGCGTGTAGATTCGTGGTTCTGTTACGCCTTGTACCGCAGCGGGTTTCGGGCGGTCGAGCGTTGTGGTCATCGGCCACCGTTGTTGAACAGGTTTTTCTGCGCCTCTTTGAAGTCGGCCATGATCGCGCCGATGGGGTTGGCGGTGGACTGCTCGTTGGGTGACTGGTCGGTTTGGTACGCCGGGTCGTTAGGACTTTCAGGAGAGAAGAACTGCTTGTCAATCACGCTCTGCGGGTTGACATATGCCGGTCCACCACCGGAACCTGTTGGCTGCGGCATGTTTTGACTGAAGTCGTTGTTGGCGTAGGGCTTTTCAAGTGGGTTACCGAAGGTAGCGCCCTTCAGATTCTTGCTGACCTTGCCAAAGTTGCTCTGGTTACTCATGGTTGGACGCCTCCGTTCTGAATGTGGTCTGTAAAATGCGCCTTGAACTCCGGTACTCCAGGCAACTGCTTAAGGACTTGATCCATCTGAGTTTTAATATGCTGCCCCAAGGCAACACCGTGTGCATAACCCATCGCATCGTGGTCAGGCATAAGCAGATGCGACAGGTCACTCATACCCTTCGGCGGCGCAGTGGAGTCTGACCGACCTGGGCGGGCCGGATCAGATGCTTTCCGGCCGCGAGGGTCTATACCTGGGTGCGGAACACCGCCCCACGGGTCTGAGCCTTCCTGGCCACTCGCGGAGCCAAACGTCGTCGCCGCTGCCATGGGCACCGAAGCACCGGCTATCCCGATACCAGCCACCCCGGCCAGCGGTAACCCTGTGGCAGCGGCACCGGCCGCGCTCGCCGCCGTGCCGACTGTGCCGATGGTTTCCAGTGTCATGCCACCACGCCAACGTTCGGGTGCCTTATCGATGACCTGGTTGGTTTGATTGATCTGGCTGAGAACCGCCCACGTATCTACTGCGGGAGCAAGCGCAGATCCTACGCGGCCCGCTGCAGCTTCAAAGGGCGTGGGCTGCCCAAGGTTTGGTGGGAAGAAACCGGCTTCACCCGGCAGGGAACCGACAGGACCATACGAGTTTTCATCAATCATCAGTCGTTGCATCTCTCTGACAACGGCTACCGGCGAGAGTTCACCCGATTTCACACCATTCCCCAACCGAATCAAGAGTTTCTGATCTGCTGGCGACAAAGCGTCAAACCGTCGCGCCATGGGGTCTTGTATGTCAGCGACAGAGGTTCCACCAGGGCGAAATGGGTTCGCATTCTCAGGGATTGGTGTCGGTTGCCACGAGGACGGTGGCGCATCAGTCATCGTGATCGGACGATAACTACCGCCGCCCCTGGGCGAGTAAATCGCCGCACCACCAGGCGGGGCACCACCGAACATTCCCCGCATATCCTCTACGGATGAAACACCAGATTCCCCGGCATCTACAGGTGGCATCCCTGAGTAGCGCACATCATTGTCGAAGGGGTGCAGGTATTCCCGCATCTCTTCCACGGTCGGAACCCTTGTGTGCGGGAGTTCGGGAAGTGACGGTAACCGGCCTTCCGCAAAGTGACCGGGTTGTG